CTTGTTAATTTTAGAAAAGGTGTCAAAAAACCAACCCATGCGTCATCTCTCTTAGGTAGGTATTTGAAGAGTCCATCTTCCATCATCATTCTAATTAAATTCTTATGTCCTCTTCCGTCGGGATCCATCGACTCGGAATAATAAGATTCAACTAATTCTTTCCCTTCTTCACTTATTAGTGGTTCCGATAAGTCCACAAGTTTTTTATTTATCTCGTAATACTCATCACCAAAAATACCATCTTTTGTTCTACCACTTAATAGGTTTTTTAAAGCGGGATTGTCTTTATCTTCTTTTAAAAGTAGTTCCCCTTTTGTTAAAATATCAGTGATATTTACCTCTTTGTCAAGTAACTCAGGAAATAATTTAACTAATGTTTTTTCTCCCAAATAATAAATCCCATTAATGTTGTCTGACTTATCACCAGATAATATTTTCCAAGTTTTAACGTTATAATGGGGTATCTCAACATCAAACATTTTAATCATATCTCCATTCTTATAATGTTTTTTAGTACTTGGCGAATAGATACTCACATCTTCAGAGATAAGTTGTGTAAGGTCTCTATCACTTGAGAATATAGTTTTGTGTTCGTCTTTAGATATTTTACAATAGTGTGCAATAATGTCGTCGGCCTCACAATCATCAATTTCAATATGTCTTATAAACATCTCTTCAAGATATTGTTTTACTCTTGTCTTTTGATATGAGAATGAATTTACTTGTTCTTCGGTATTTGCTTGTCTTCGGTTAAGTTTATAATTGGGGTAAAATAATCTTCGTTGTGTTGAGTTACTTTCACTATCCCAACAAACCACAACTTTATTGTAATTTACTTCATCCAAAAATCTTCTGGTTGTGTTTAAGAAATGCCAAATTCCACCAACATGTTCTCCGTTATTATAAAAATCTTTGACCCCACAAATTCCAATCTTAAGTAGATTGTTACCATCAATAACAAGAGTTTTAATCATTTGTATTTTTTATATTATTCGTCAATGTCATCATCAGATTCGGCCAAAGAATAATCTGAATACCCTAATTTTGTTTCCCAATAATCTGAATATTCTTTCTTGTAGTTATCCAAAGATTCTTTTGTGTCCGCAATATAACCTTGTGGTACCGCAATGATCTTTCCATCTTTATATCCAAGACCATTAACATGATTCTTTAATATAGAAATCTTTGTTCTAATTGCAAACGACACTTTTCTACCGTTCTTAGTGGCATCAATGTGACTAATACCCGCTTTTTTCTGATTACCAAATAAAAATACTAATGATGATGCTAACCATATTGCTTCACCACCCTTAGCCTTTATTTCTGGTTGTCCAAATGGGTTATCAGGAAGTAATACCCAAGGTTGATTTAAAATTACAAGAGTATTATAATATGGATATTCTTCTTTTTTAGATTTTGAGATCCTTGAATGAATTCCCATCCCTATCTTATCAGCAAGTACCTTAGCATTGTGCATACCACCACCTTTTCCATCAAAAGTCATCTGACAAGGAACACTACCAATACTATCCCATAAAAACAATAAGTTATAAGGGATATCTCCCTTTTCTTGAGAATCAAGTATTTCATTAATAAACTCGGTTGCTTGTTCGATAACGTCAAATGAATCATTAAAAATAAACATACCATCATACTCACCAAGTTCGTTTTTCTCCGCTTGCAATCCTAATTCAATTGCATGTTCCCAAGACCATTTTTTCTCAGTAATAATAAGAACAGGTAAATGACCTTTCTTTTGTGCGTCCGCCGCCGCCAATATCATTGCCGTTGTTTTTGAAGTGTTTGAGTGCCCTAAAAACATATTTATACCACCCATTATAGGTCCAGGCAATCCAGATGACGTTAAAAAGGCTTCACCAAGATTATAAAAACTTTCAGGTTTATATTTTGTTTTGGTGGAAAACTTACTTTTTATTGTATCTAAACTAAATTCTTTCTTTTTCAATGCCATAATAATTAATAATTGTTTTATAAAATATACATAAAAAAACGGGAACAATAAACTGCTCCCGTTATCTTTTTTTAATTAAAATTAGAATGGTAGATCTTCATCCACATCAGAACTAACTTGTGGGTCTACAGTTTTGTTAACTGTTTTTGTTGTAGATGCCATAGATTTTGATCCTCCCATTGACGTTTCTTCCTCAGAGTCATTTGAATAAACAAATCCTCCCTTTTCAGAACTCCATCGTGGTGTTTCTCCTCTTGCGATCGCCTCTAAATACTCAACCGGTTTTTTAGAATAAACATCCTCCCAAGTTAATGAATCATTTACCCAAGAATCCATAGTTTCTTTATTTCCGTGTGTTGGTGCCGGATCATCATACATAACCGTTTGAATTACTGTGTAAGTTGCTCCTTTTGGAGTTTTTGCTTTAGTTAATTCAAGTATTAAGTCTCTCCCATTATCTGGATCGGTAACGTCTCCTTTTGCTTTCCAAATTGGAATAATTTTGTCAAGAATTCCTTCTTGTTTGTAATTGTGTTTAAATCTCCAAAATTTAACTCCGTCGGATTCGTTATCACGATCAATTACTTTAACGATATAAAACTTACGAGCCTTATATTGTGTTGCCAATTGTTTGTCTGATTCACGACCTGTTGACATAAGTTCCTCATAAACCTCGTTTAAAGGTGAACGTTCGTTGTCATTTTTTCCTGGATCATAAAATTTTTGCCATTTACCATCAACACTTATTTCGTGGAACCAAACTTCTTTGAAGGGTGATGATCCATCAGTTGTAGGTAAAATACGAATTGTCTTTTGACCTTGTTTCTCGTTGTCCTTTAAAAGGGCTGCGAAATATTTTTTCATTCTTTCTTCTTGTGTGAATTTTGAGGTGCCAGAAGAACCACCTTGTTTTGAGCTCTCATACTGAGCCAAAACTGCATCTAAAACATTGTTTGTCGCCATGTTGTAATTTAATTAAAAGTTTATTTGTAAAATATAAGTGTAAGAAAGTGTTTAGTCAAATGTTTGTCGCCGTTTAAATAAAAAAAAAAGGTCGAAATTTTCGACCTTATATGTTATGAATTATATCTGTTCAATAGTTCATCGTCTTCATCCTCCATTGGTTGATTAAAGGAATTTTCAATGTCACTAGGACTAAAATTCTCAACATCATCTTGAGTTAAAATATATTCGTTTTTACCCGATGCCTCCATTTCATCTTTTTTATCAACAAAGAAGTCGGATAAACTTTGTTTGTAAGGACCTGAATCCAAACTCCTTAATTCTAGTTTTTCTTGAGGTGTTTTAGGTCTATATTTTTCAAGTTTAGAATCCAAACCATCAATCTTAGTAACAAGACTATCCATCTCACCAAGTTTTTGTTCCATAGATTTAATCTGATCAAAAAGATTAGTAAAATATTCTTCTTGTTTGTCAGCCATCGTTTTTTGGCTATCAATTAGGTCGGTAATATCAATTTCTTCGGATTCTCCCTCACCTTCACCTCCAATTTCCTCAACATCTGGATCGTTACTAATATCTATAGGGGCCGGTGCCGCTCCATCCGCAGGTGGTGGTGGTGGGGCCGGTGCAGCAGGATCTACAGGTGGTGCTCCTGCCGCAGGATCTAATGGTGGTGCTCCCGCCGCTGGGTCAATAGGTGGTGGAGCGTCTTGTTCCATTATATATTTATTAATAGAGTTATATCTCGTTATCTCTCTTATTATTTTATCATCAATTCCCATCTTATCCGTTTAATAATGTTTTTATGCCATGTGTGGTCTCTACTTGTATTTTTTTAAATGCTCTCTTTGTATTGTCAACCCTTTCAATAAGACCATCTTTCATTCTTAGGGTATAGCAATCGCCAGTATCTAGGTCACAAACTTCTTTTGTCCCATTTCCCATGTCTTTTTCAGACACTCTTGTGTTTTTACCAAGATAGTTGTCCAATATTAATTTAGTGTTCATATTATTTTTTATTATAAATATCTCGTTATGTTGAAAGTTTAACCTTTTAACGAATCAAATAAATTAAAAGCTTCTTTAAATTCCTGTTTAACCAAGTCCACATTTTGTTCGGACATCTTAGACCAAACATCTTGATTTTGTTTTATTGGGTAGTAAGTTACATAAATTTCAGCTAATGTATCTATTGAACTTTGAGCGGTTCCACTATTTCCAACAGTTGACGTAAACGTATCCACCAATCCTTTTGTTCTTTCAAAAACAAACTGAATAAAAGTATCGAATGATGTAAACTTTGCAATAGGAAGATTTCTATTAGTTCCTCTAGAAACACAATAGTATTTTTTATCAATATAACTTGTAAACGCATCCCCATATGTTTGGGTTAAATCAATTGTACTATAATTATTTTCATATGCCGATATACCTGTGGAATTTCCAGAATCAACATAAATAAAGGTAAACATGATTAATGACTGTAGAACTAATTTGTCGTCAACAAGACCAATAGATGATAAATACGCATTAATACCATTATATAATTCTCTACTTGTTTTAGATGTTTGAGCTGGCACATCAATTACCGTATATTGGTAATATCTTGGGTTTGCTGACAATGCACAATCTTGGTTTTTAGTTAATTGTTCGTCAGATTTAATATTTGCTAACACATTTTCTTGTTGGTTCAAAATATTATCCGAACTATTTAAATTTTTCTGTTCTTTCTCTTTAATTTTAGCCTCAATTGTTGATAATAACTTTACGTTCAATGTTTGTAAGAAATTATCAATTCTTGGTAAACTATAGAATGGTTGTCTTGACCCATCAAAGGTTGTTTCAAACCCACTTTCCGTAATATTATGAGTCACACTTCTAATCATATATGGCCCACTAAACATTGGTATATTTCTAACGTTAAAATACATCATAGGTTGTATTAACGCACACCCCATCATATCAACGGAACATTCATAACTTCTATTTTTATATAAATTATATAGAGAAACACTTTGTGTTGATGATCTTGTATTTCTACTCATATTTGACATTTGATTTAACATCTCTAAAGATTCTGATGTGGGTTTACCAGGTGTTTGACTAATACTAAATTGTTTAAATATTTGTTGATTTTGTGATGTAATATCAATATTAAAACCAACGACTTTATTTGAGTTAGCCCAATCTTTTTTATCCATTTGATTTTCAATTAAGGGGTTATCACTTGCCCTTCTGAGGTCGAAAGCGTCATCCCTATACCTATAATCAATATTATCTTTCATATCCAAATGTTCACTTGGTTTGTTAGCATAGAAACATAAAAATTTAGGCGAACTATTTCTATAATCTACATTTAAGAATGTTCCAAACAATGTATTAGCAAAATCTAAAGACCCATCAGGTTTTGGGGTTGGGTTTTTTAATGCATCCTGAACATTGTAAAAATTAACATAGGACGGTAGCATGAAGTGTTGGAAGTTATTTTGAACTAAAATTGTTGTAACTATATCCAACAAGTTGTTTTTGTATGTCCCACCCTCAATTAGATTTTGTATTTCAAATATATCAACAAGTATTTTATCCCCAACATTTCTACTCGCCCTATCAACTAACATAACATCCTCAAATAATGTTTTGTTTTTAAAATCATAACCAGAAATCCAAGTATCATTTAACGCTTTAAACGTTTCCCACAATTCAGTCCTTGTTTGTTCTGTAAATCCAGCTTCAAGACCGGCTCTATTTGTTGATCCATCACCTTCAATAAAAACGGTTGGTAATTCTTTCCTAACCTGAGGCATCATAACATTAATTACATTAAATATGTAAGCATCTGATTGATCAAAATAAGCATTCATCAACCCATAGAATTTGGTTAAATTTAGATTATTATCAACTAACTTTTGACTTGCATATATCTTAATTAAAGGTGCAAAGTCAGCTACATTTTTTTCATTAAACTGTACGTTTAGATCAACAAAAAAATCAGTTATATATGAACCATTATTGGAATATATTAATTTAGGTATTGTTGAGTTACCAACATAATACTCTAACGCTTTCCAAGTTTCCGGATTTTGTTGTTTAGAGTTTGACAATGTAAGTGATCCACCTTGTGTTGGTAATGTTCCATTTTCATAAGGACCATAAATAATTGGGTCTTCAAGGAATTTATTTGAAAACGTTAAAAACAATCGTCTATCAAACATAGATGGGTTACCATATTTAAATACGACATTATAATTAACAAAATTTGATAATATCTGTTGGAAGTTATCATTTTGACTTGTTATAACGCTAGATAAAACTGTTTCTGGCGATGTTCCAGTTGGTGTTTTAACTTTAAGTAATTCTCTCATTAAGTATTGAAAATTCTTATTTCCCTTATCAGATATTAGTTCTGTGGTCGCATTTGGATTTGCCATCTGATTTAAAAGTTGTAGACTTTGACTACCGGTAGTTGTTGGTAATGTGTCAACATAATCATAAATTGACCTACTAAAATTTAAAAATTCAGATTCAAAACTATCTAATGTCTGAATATCAAAGGTCGTAAATAATTCCTCAATATTCGTATATTTTGTTTGGTTACCAGTAATTAAAAAGTTTTGTTGTAGTTTTTCTGTATTAAAAATTTCCTTCATATATGTTTCGGGATTATTTTTAACAACCTTATCATTATCAAACCAACCATATTGTGGTGCATTCCAGAATAATCTAACTGAACCATTAAACATTGCGTTGTTGTTTAATAATTCAACTTTCATTGTCCCATTTTTAAATGCTTCAACTTTTGTTTGATTTATATTAGACCCAAATGAAGGTAAGGTATAATAACCAGTCCCATCTGTCGTTCTAACAACAACAGACCATGGTGTGACCCTCATACTTCTTTGACCATTATTGGGGTCAAAACCTGGAGTTTCAAATATGGTTGAGTTAGTCGTATTAATTAGTTTTAATTTACCCGAAGTAATAAGTGGTTGTATCTGTGATGATCCAATTCCTTGTAGAAAAGCATTTGCAACAACAAAGTTTGATGTCGTTGCGGTTTGACCTGAAGATATTGAGTAAGTTCCAATTCCTCCATTTACACCTGACAACTGACTTAATATGGTTACATTACCATTTAAAGACGCACCATTTAATATTGTGTTAGCAGATAATATATTACTATCAATCGCAGTAACCTTTAATGGTGAGTTGGCAACAATAAAGTTTGACGTAATTGCGGTGGTTGGTGTAATTAAATATGTTCCATTATCGTTTGTTGTTCCAGTTACCTGAACCCCCAAAGTTAAAGGTCCATTAGTTGATGGTCCAACAATAATAGTCCCACTTGTGATTCCACTACTTGTAAGATTAGTTATTTTAGCATAACTTTTTATAACAAAATTTATGTTTGTTGCAGTTATAGAAACCGGCATAATATAAGTTCCCGTTCCACCTGATACTCCAGATATTTGGGACAATATACTTGTTGTCGCACTTAAGGAGGGTAATTGTATGAGAACATTTGGTTTGATAAAATCATAATCTATTGTGTTAACAGTTAAAACAGTACCGCTCATAGAACAAGTTCCCGAAACGTCAAAAGTTGTGCAATCACCACTTATTGGCGTTATTACACATTTACCCGTAACTTGTGTTTGACCACTAAACAATTTCAACCCTTGTAAAAATACGTTAAAGTCGTCCGTTAATTGTGGATAAAATCCCGTATTAATATCTGTAAATGGTTGAGTACCTGTCGTGTTTTCTAAAACAATGTCTCTTTGTGTTCCATCAATAAGTAAATTAAAACTTTTTGTTGCTGCAGAATTAACTGGATCCCAATTTTCTAAATAATTAAAGTTTTTCCATACAGGATCTAATATGTCTTCACCACTTTCTTTATAAACTTTGTATCTGTGCCAAATAGCCCCATATTTTAATATCCAAGAGTATGGTAATTTATGAACCGCACCAAACTTCTTTAGTGTTGATAATATGTAATCCAAATCGGAAACCGCTCCGTCTTTTAACGTTTTATATTTTTCTCTTAAAGTACCAAGTGGTAAACTATTTAAAAATAAATAAGCAGCTGTTTTATATGGATATTTGTCCCCTTGTTTATATCTAAAATTAAATACCCCCTGTTGTATTGCATTTATAAAATATGGGGTATTCAACATTGACGTTGTTTGATTTGGTGTAAACCAATTATTAGTATAATTTACATACTCTAAATTACCCTCAGTAACAACTTGATCCTCATATTTTCTTGTGTCATAAAAATCCTTTAGAGTTTCAGTTGTCGGAGTAACTATTGTATTTTCAAAATTAAAATGTGTAAATGGTCTCTTATC